CTTAACATATTCTCTTGCTCGTACGTTGTAGAAATCGGCGTAAGCAGGTTCACCACGAGTAGCAACAATATCACCAATCTGAACATCATATACCATTTTTCCTATTTCAATGACTTCACCTAAGCCTTCGTGTCCCTGCATATTAGCGGGTAACGGGCCAAACTCACCTACCATCATATCAACATCACTACGACAAACACCAGTCATAATGTTTTTGACACGAATTTCATTACTTTTCATTTCAGGTATTACATAAGAACTTTCATAAAAAGTTCCATCTCCCAAGGTCATCAATAATCTATTCATAGTTTTTCCACCTTTGTGTGTATCCAACTGTCCTGATGGAACTGATCGTCCCAAAATTCTTGGTCGTCTATTTTTTGTATAGCAGTTTCGATCATACGCTTGTAGGCACTCTCTGGACATAGCCCTAATGGTTTAACGTATTTGTGCCCGGTGTACAGTTCAAACTCTACACCAATATTATCTTCTTGTAGACTACGCCAATCTGCTGTAATAGTCCACATAGTTTCCTGACCTAAAAAGCCTAACCTACAATAGTCATCTACATTATAAACACCGTTAGGATTCACAGTACCATAGTCTGTAGCAGTTAGATCGGGTAATGTCCAGTTCTGTTTAACTACCTTACGAGTACGATCTGCTTGGTCATACCAAGGATCCATAGCTATCCAAAGGCTCAGTAAATGTGGAACTAGATCACGACTAACTCCACCAAATGCTAGTTCTTTATTAGTAAACCAACTACCAGGATTAGGCACACGATCACGATTAATCCAATTTAAGTTAACAATAACACTGGCATTGGCCAAGTCTTTAAACTCTTGAATATCATCTCTGTATTGATTATTCTTAACCATCATTATTCTAGTGTCAGGATGGCCTTCAACCAGCAAGTCCCAAGCACTGGCAGTGGCTAGGCCAGGTTTTTCAATAAAGAGAATACGTGCCTTATCCACTACTTCTAGTGCTATAGTACCGTGTGTATAGTTTGGAGTACAAATATGTACAGTGTCGAACTTATCTACTTGTTCTAATGCTTGTGGAAGTAGTGTGTAGTCAGCTAATCGTTTAGGATCCTGATCCACAGTGATAACATCATGTCCTAATTCTTGTATGACATCCTTATAAAGTTGTCCTATACCCATACCAATAACTAGACTAGTTTTGTTCATTTTTGCTTAATTCGTATTTTTTAAACATTCGTGTCACAGGTTCCATTTCCTTGGCGAACTCTTCAGGTATTCTTTCACATATCAAGTCCAAATGATAATCGCTTGGAAAATGTTTAAGCAAACCTAGAGCTTCCTTTCTAACTGCTCGTGGAACTCTAGGACTCAACCTAGGGCTACATAATTGAACAAGAAAGTATTTGGTTGCTATTAGGCTACGATATCTTTCATCAGGCAGCGTCATCTTCAGTTTCCAATTCAAGTTGTTCTAAACGATCAATATGGGTTGAGGAGAATTCATCTTCATCTATTTTATCAATTTCTGGGCTAGCAGATTTACGTTTAAAAAATTTACCAAAATTACTTTTAGATTGATAGGCTCTTTTACCGCTAGCACCTCTAGTACCAATAACCTGTGCCCAAAAACTTTCTAATTCATCTACTAGTTCAAGTGCTACACCTTTATTTGTGGTGGAAAAAACTGCGTCAATTAAATCTCTAAAGTATACTATATCTGTTACCTCTTGTACAAGCATATATGGACAACTATGTGTATAATATTGTCTATTAGCTTCTTGAACAGCATTGATATGATGCCAAATATTATGACTCATCATTATACCATAACTAAAACTATCCCAACTTGTTTTATTACTCTGACCAAATTTATTCTTATCTCCTGGGCCATATATACAAATATCGTTAGTCTTGATTTGATCCATAACAGGACTATTTTCGAATAAAGGAAGAATGCCATCAGTAACTACAGCATCACGATATAATCTTGTGTCGTGTTTGTATTTTTTATCATCAAGCCCAGCACTCATTCTATAGGTCCATTTTGATCTATCTTTAGTTTCAGTTTGATAATAAATTTGACCATTTGCTGTAGCTAAAAATGGACTAGCACAATCAAAACTTATGGTAAATTCTGGGTTATGATATTTCCGTATTGAATTTTGAATATCAGTGAGTAGCACAGCCCATTCTAATTTACTGGTTCCTAAAAAGTGCATCCAATTATGTACACCAGGTTCTAATAGATTATCAAATCTTAAATCAATAATGCGTTTGAGTACTAGATGTATATCACACATATTTTGTCCGCCCATAGCCCAACCATTAAAATGTTCATTGGGATATTGTTTAGGATCACTGTATTTTTTCATTTCATTGTACCAAAGTTCAGATTCTTCGTGATCTTCACCTTGTAGTACATTTAGGAATTTACAATTACCGTTACGATTTCGAATAAAATATTCATTATTAATATGAGTACCTGTCACAGCATCGTCAAAATTTTGAATTTTAGTCTTGGCAATAGCTTCTTCAAAATTACCAATCCAACTGGGAATATCTAAAACCATACCATAGTCCATCAATGTATCCATCCATTCTAGGACCTGTTGTCTTTTTTTAGCTGCCTTAGTACAATTAATATCCTTCCAATTACCTTCCCAGCGACCTTTACCAATCTGGAATCCTCCGCTATCACCCAGTACCCAGCTATTTGAGCGATTACGATTTCTAAACATATCTTCACGCCAACTTATTTTATTAAGGTCTAGATTGGCGTGTCCAGCACTGTACAAACACCACTTATAATAAAATTGTCCTTTTACTGGATCAAGAAAGTTTAAACTTTCCATACCGTTAGTAAAACTAGGAGGAATCCTTGCAGGATCCACATAGTTCATATAACGCTGTTTGCCTACAAATGTAGCATAAAATGTACTGGTGGCAGGCAAAAATACAGCATATTGACTATGTCCGTTTTTTCCTAGTTGTGGTGTTGTTAGGTCTTTGTTCATATATTATTTTGTTACCGCTGGAATGAAGTATTCGTAATTGGCCAATCCACTATCCACACTGATTTTCATCAAGCCTTCGTCGCTGATAGAAATCAGCTTGTCCCCATCAAGAGTCAGTATACTACTAACATCTTGTAATGGCCAATTGAATATATTTCTCATCTTACCCTCAATATCTGATTGGAAAACAAAACTGCCTACGTGAGTACTTTGAATTCCACCAAAGCTGACAATTAGGTTATTTTTTTCAATCTTAGTTTTAAAAATATTTTCTTCACTATGAATTTGAGCCTGTAATTTTAACCTTTGGACACTGTTAACTGAAGGAGTAAACACAACATTATAGTTGGGTTCTTCTAGAACGTATTCGTCCATTTTTGATTGTACTACTTCTGCGCTCATTAATTGATAGTCGTTATTAAAGTCTTTGTGTTCATTTTCAAAGAAAATACTAGTTGGTTTATCTTTGCCATTTCGTGTACTAACAATAATTTCAATTTTGGGATTTTCCTTGTACTCTGGATTCTTTAATAAAAGATTAAGAGTATTTAGATTAGGCAACCCGAAAGTGCCTTGAAATTCGTGTATAGGATTATGTGTTTTGGCTGTTAGTTTCACAGTCAAATTTTCAAATACACTTTCAATTACGGTTTCAGTTTTATTGCTGGATATTTTAGCAAATGGAAAATTCAAGCTTGATGTATGTGCTACAATGTCTGTAAGTATATCTCTAATCATATTTTTCTCCTTTTTATATTGTAAATTAATAACATTTAAATGTCAAGATTTAGTTTTAAAAAACTTGTTAAATGTTGTCGTTTCTTTGGTGGTGTTTAATTTTAAATTAAGTACCCCAATTAAATTTTCAAGTTTATTATCTATAATACTATCTTCCATACCTTCGTGATCAAAAGGCAAGTCCTTAAACCAACTAGGTAGTTTAAGCTCGTCAACGGGATATGCTACACTGGTATAGCCTAAGGGATTGGCCTGTAGTTTACAAACTACTACCTTAGCACCATCAGTAATATTCATACTGTATTTGTCGTCATTCATACGTTTAAGAGTGTTCCAATTAATGGCCGCCCTAACATGCCCTGGAAGATTCGCTTTGCCTTGTTTGCGTTCTTTTTCGTGATATTCAGTAATATTATTAGCACGTTTAGGACTACCTTTTTCCCATCCTGGTCTAGATTTAAATTCAAGCCTAAATTTACTAATAAAGTCTAAGATTGTTTTTTCATCATTGCCTGTTAATACCATCTCTAATACTTGACTTAAAAAGTCCTGTATAAATTCTGGAGTATCACTACGCTTCAAGTCTAAACCCATGGCCTTGATTTTACCTGGTCTATCTTCTACATCTTGGCGTTTGCCCTCTTTATCATAATATAATACAGCATAACGCTTTTTGGTAATGAATAAACCTTTACTGGCCACAAGTTCTCTACCTGCCTTAATCACTTGACCTCTACTTTTAGGACAATGAAATGCTTCAAGCATAAAATCTGGAAATGACTTATTAACCTCGTCAGCTACACTGTCATAAAGTTGTATTACAGTTTCTTTACTCCAAGGAACAGCACCCTGATCAATTTCTTTCTTCAATACTTTATAAGCACTGAAGTAGGCACTATCAGTGTCACCATAAATTATGCTACGACCAACATGATCATAATCACCTGTGATTACTTCGTTTATCTTAGCAGCCATGTGCTTGGTAATTTGCCTACCACTAAGGGTAGTACTTTGACCAATACGTTTATCAAAAAACCTACAGCCAGGATTAAGAATAGCACCGTAAAGGCTGTTGAGGTTAATCTTCTTAACCAACTGTCGTTTATCCCAATATTCTTCTTCAATTTTATTTCCGGCATTTATAGCATCCTTTAGCTTGGCCTGCATTTCCTTACGTTCTTTATACCAGCGTTCTAATAAACCTGGAATAATGCCTTCTTTCTCATAGGTAAAGATTGTGCCATTGGCGCTTAACATCCAAGGTTGGTTACTGTCAAAAATTAGTTTATATGCTTCGGCAGCACTGACGTTATCACTTGAACCATCTTCCCAATCGATAACTATTTCAGTACCTATCTCTCTATTCAGCACTGAGTCGTATTCTACACTGCCAAAACGTCCTTCCCAGCTGCCAGCAAAACTTTTACCCTTGACCATTTGTTCCTGTATATAACTATCAGTTATTGTTTGACGCAGCTGACCAATAACTGTTTCTGGACCCATATTTAAAGCACGAATCGCACTGGGATATAGACTGTTAATATCCACACTGCCAATCCAATCGTGTATACCTTCTTTGGGATGTGCCACATAAGCACCTGCGGCACTACCATCATCACGTTCTGCTTTTTTAGTACGATTGGGTACTACCATACCTCTACGATGTGCTTCATTAATAATGGCCTGTTCGGTAACAGCCACGGCACCCATAGTAGTCTGTAGTAGTACAGTATTTTCGTGTGCCAATGTATTGGCTAGATCAATAAATCTTAACTTACGATCTAGTTTATCTAACAGAGCACAGTCTTGGCGATTATATTCAATAAACTTGGCAAAGTCATTATTATATAATTGATCTAGCGAACCTTCGTAGACTGTTTTACGTTCACCCACTTCCATTTCGCCAATGGCATCCAATCTGTAGGTGTGCCTTTCTTCATAGGTGTATCTACGGTATAGTTCGAGGCTGTCGAGGTGTACTCGTCCCACCAAGTCATAGGTAGTGGCTGATTTGCCAAATTTTTCATATTCCCTCCTTTTAGGGTAATGATTCCATAAACAAAATCTACGTGTATCATCTTTACTTAAAACCTTGGTCACGCGGTTTACAGTATAGGGAATATCATACCCCTCACTGTTCCAACCTGTGAGTACATCAGCATCCTCGATTAAATTTAAAAATGTATCTAACATATCTGCTTCGTTATCAAAGAGATGTGTATTAGGAAAGTTTTTCACTAATTTTTCTGCCTCTTTAATATTTAGGCCTTTGGGTGGTATAGCCAATGTGACCAATGTGTCCATCCATTGTAAATTCACACTGATAGCAGTGATTGGCATAAAGGCATCGTCTGGACTAGCATAACCACGATCTGGATCAAAGTCCACCTCGATGTCAAAAAATGCTATGTTGAGTTTGGGGGCATCTGCATTGAGGTATTGGTCACTTAGACATACAAATACTTGATTGATGTCTGCTTCGTAAATACGTTTGTTAGAATTTATTTTAAGTTCTTTGTGAAAGTCTTTTTGTGTTTTACAAATGGTTCTACTTACTGGTGTGCCATATATACTGGTATATTTTCCTTTGGCATCATCATAATAAAATATATATTTGGCAGAGTATTCCTTGTAAACTCTTTGACCTTTGCGATCACGCTCTACTACTTTGACAATGTCATTTTCCCTATCAAAATAGGCATCTACATACATAATAATCTCCTATGTGACTTCAGGCTCACAAATACCTAGATGGTGACTTATGGCTCACCTAGCCTTACCAATATACTTTAATTATGCCTACAACATAGATTAAAGTAATAACTACCTGCATGGCTATCAAACTCCATTTGCGCCATATCCAACCTAATATTACCCATCCTAAGTTTCCAAAAAATAATACCCAAAGATTTAAGGGAAAAATATTGAAACTGGTTAATGCTACTCCACCTAATAATACTATTGAACATAGCCATTCAAATATTTTAAGTTTCATTAGATTTTTTTGGTAATATCCAAAATAGCTTCAACCTCTTTCCAATCATTATCATAGTTGCTCCAATCACCCTTATGAGCAATTTTGATAGCACGATTAATAATGCTGGTCTTTATATTTAGTTCCTCGGCCACTGCTTTTACTGTATCCTTCAAACCCTCTTGAAGGTCTTCAATTTCACGTAGTACAGTACTGCCTTCGTTAATAAGTTTTTCTAGTTTAGCCTTTTCTTCTGGGCCATACATTCTTGTTGACATAACTGCTCCTTTCGTGCCTTATTATATATAATATTTAGGCCTAGAGCAAGAGTTTATGTTGCCGATAATGCTTTAAGACCCTTCATAGCCACAGCTACTCTTTGCTGTATATCTAGAGGCAGTGCTTTGAATTTTTCTTGATCTTTTTCATATTTTAATATCACTGGTAGTGCTTGTTTTACTGCTTCTTGATCAGCATCTTCTAAATCATCAATATCTGTAGAAGTAAATGTGTCATATAGTGCCTTGCCAATGTCCCAAGCAGTCCATGCAGCCATACCTGCTCCTACCAAAACACCGGCAGGACCTGATACGGCTGTTGCTGCTGCACGACCTGCTAGTTTTTTACCAATACCAGCAGCCCCTCCCAATTTACCTACGAACTTATTCCAAAAGCTTGGTTTAGGTGTTGCTATATTTCTTTCAGCATTGGCCAATGTGCCTAATCTATTCCCTGGATTAAGTGCTCTTTCTCTTTCTAGCCTAGCTCTAGCTTCTTTCTTTTTTTGTTTTATTTCGTCTGGTGTAAGTGGTCGGTTATCGTCCCACAAATCAGGAGGATTATTTTCCCTAAGACTACGATCGGGATTTTCCCACCAACTAGGCATTTCTTGTTCATTTGCGAGTTGTCGCCAAATAGATATTTGATCTTCAAGACTAAACTTGTTTATATTTTCTAATACATATTTTTTGGATGAGATTTCTTCTAGTTTAACTTGATATTTGGCCAATATTGTTTCAATAGTGCTCAAAGCTTTTACAAGATCTGGTGGAGCACTAGGTGAAGCTGCTGCACCTTGACCAGTAGGACTAGTGCTTTGACCACCTTGTACTTGTCTTCCCGCACCTGGAGGAGCATCAGGCATCTTAGCTGCTTCTGGATGTTTAGCAGCGATCTCTGGAAACTGAGCCATAGCAGCTCTAGTATATTTGCCCATTAACCCATCTACACCGTCATTTTCAAATGGACCAAGATCAGCACCTGCTGCCTTGAGATCTTGTTGTAAGGCTGCTACTTTTGGATCACCTGGTGTAGGTTTATCAATAGCGTTATCTACTTTACGTACATCTGCTTGGGTGGCAGTTGTAGGTTGTTGTTTATATTGTTGGGCATAAGGACTATCTGGAGGTACTATTCCAGGAGTTTGTCTTGGAGCAGTATTGCCAGTTGATAGTTGTTGTGCTGCGGCCATTAATCTTATTTCGGTTTCTTTATATAGATTAGTAGGAACAGGTTTACCATTTATTTCTACAGGCACTCCACCACGACTTTTTACTTTAATATTATTTGGATCCATGCCCATTTGTTGGGCTAGTTCTCTGGCTCTTTGTTTAGATTGTTGCTCATTAGGTACTGGTATAGTTTCCTCTTCAACCAAACGAATGTATTGTCGTAAAATACTCATAGTGTATTTATTAAAATTTGACAACTGATAAGAGCTATTGTATAATACAAATATTACAAACTAACTCATTTGAATTATGAAAAAGTTTATTTTTATCAGTTTATTTGTTTGTCAAACTGCTTACGCAGATTGGCAGAATCCAAAATTTCGTTGGGATTCAAAAAACAATTTTACCAATAAAACTACTGTTACTATCAGACATGTGGATAACCCTCAGGCTGTTTGTGAAGTAGAAAGTAGAAAACTTGGTAATGGTGGGTTTGGTGGATTACCTATGGAGGCCTGTAGTTTTTGGGAGGGCAATCGTTGTACAATAATATTGCCCAAGAAATTCACTATAGATCATCTAGGTCATGAAATGTTGCATTGTATTCAAGGCAACTATCACAATTAGAATTTAATACCACGAATCATATTTAGGATTCTATCATCTTCTGAAATAGCTTCTGTAGCCTGTCCTGCTGCTATTGCTGCTGCTGGATTAAGTGCTTTTGGAGAGCCGTCAGCATTGTGAGTCTTTCCATAGTCATAATCCCATTGTTCTGGCTTAGCAGCGGGTCTAGGTTTAACTTTTGTTTTAGAATACCCTTGTCCCTTAGGAGGTCTGCTCATATCAACACCTACTGTGGCATTATCTATAGATCTTACGGATGCTTGAGTGGCAGCTGGTGCAGGCATTGCCCCTTGACCCGATCCAGTTGCTTTATCTTTTACCATTTGGAAGCCTTGCGGAGGTTTGTACCCCTGTTTCAACAACGCATCTAAAGTATTTTTGCCTATAAATGCATCAGGTGTTAGTTTGTTAGCCCGTTGAAATGCCCTGATCTCATCAGGACTTGTAGGCCATTTCTTACTTGGGTCTGGTTGAGCTGCTGGCTGAGCTGCGGCTTGAGCTACATTGGCATCACCTGTTCCAGGTTGAGGACCAGGCTGTGGAGCACCTGCTGCTACTGCTGCTGCCTGTTGTGCCATTTGTGGGGTATCCATAGCCGCAGCATCTCCTACTGATGGAGCAGGATTAGTAACATCAGATCCTGTTTGAACGTTAGGTACTCTAACAGGCTGAACAACTGGCCCATCATCTTTTGGTTCGTTACGATTTTGTGCAGCAGCTATTTCTGCGGGTGTTAAACCAAGAGATTGACCAGCAGCTTTATCCACACTATCTACTGATGCATCATATTGTTGTTTTGAAACTGCATTTGGATTAGCTTTTGGAACCATGTTGCCTTGTGCATCATAATACCCAGTTGGTCCTTGACCTGAAAAAGCTTGTTTAAAAGCTTTACCAATGCCTTTTATTCCACCTACATTAGGATCACCATAGTATGCTGTACCTGGTGGAGGTTTTGTGGCTGCGTCATAATCACCTTCTTCATCTATGCCCATATCCTGCATTAGAGCACGAGCAATGCTACCCATACCTTCTTTGGCTGGCTCATCTGTTGATCTAGCAGGCTTAAATCCTGGTTGCGCTCGTTTAGCAGACTTTTCAGCATCATCTGCTGCCTTGTACATGCCTTTTTCTTTGAACTGATCAATATGTTTTTGCCAGTTCTTGATCTTTTCTGCATCAGTACCGCCTTTATATTCAACTACTGGTGCTGCTGACTCAGAGATATATTTTTTACCTTTCTCAATAGCATCCATCTTTGCTATAAGATTTTTCATACTCATAGTTTAGTCCTTATCGCTACCGTCTGCTTTTTTATGACTCTTGTAGCCTTTGTTTTTCATATGCCAAGCCAATGCCCAAGGATTCTTTTCCTTGCCATCTTTGGTCTTACCCTTGGTAAGTTCAGGGTGTTTTTTCATTGCCTTCACTGTGCCCTTAAAACCAGGTGGGCTTTTTTCCTGTAAACCTTTTTGTTGTGCTGCCATTATATCACGTTTAACATTTGCCATTGCCATTCTTTGCGCTGCTAGATGATTAGCGGGGTCATTGGGATTGACCAAAAATTGTTTATAATATTTTTGATAGTTAGGATGCTTTACAATTTGATCACCAGTAATACCACTCAATGTGCCTGTCATTGTTTGTTGTTCCATCTTCACACATTTATCCACCGTACGACGACCTTTCTTCTTTGTGCCCATACGCTTGTAGCCTTTCCAGCAGGCCTTGCCATCTACACCTTTTTGCTTTTCTTCAATCATACGCACGATGTTTTTTAGTTCTGGATAACTTACTGTTTCTAATGTATGTTTTTTCAAACCACTTACTGATTCTAAAATATAGTTGATGTATAAGTTTTTTAGATTACTCTTAGCACCGCTGCTCAGTTGTAGGTAATAACTATCAGGAAGTTTTAGATCACGCTGGATTGCTTCAAAATGTACCTTAAATCCACCATTTTCTTTTTCTTCACGCTCTTTTTTCTGCTTGTCTAGTAAATCTTGTAATCTTTTAGCACCAGCATCCATATCATATCCGGCACGTTTCATAGAGTTTTTAAACTTCTGTTGTGGTGTTAATTTTT